ACTAATTTCCTAATCCTATCAAATTGGAATGATTGAATATATTTCTTTACAGTTGTTAATTGAGCTTCTGTTAATACCCAATCAACTTCTTGTATTCTTAATTCACGATATTTTTGTGAATCGAGTTTATTCAAACCTATTCTTACAGCATATTGCATATCTTTAGCAGTCATATCTTCTTATTTAATCTACTATAAACTATTGAGTTTTTCTAATATTTGCATCTTAATAAGTTGATTCTTTGGGTCTAAGAAGAAGTTAATTGCACTTTCAATATCTCCAAGAGGTTCTTCAAAGTAGAAATATAAATCTCCTTGTTTTCTCAAAATCCTTTTATCAACTGCACTCACTATTGTAGCATGTACACTAATTCGTGTTTTATCTTTTGTTAGTAATGCTAACATTTTAGAATAACCAAGTTTAGTTATAACATTATCAAATTCAACTGTAATGTAAGATACACCTTGTTTACTAATGTCTCTACCTTCTACAATCTGAATAATGTTAGACTTCTGTTTAGTATCTAAATCTTGAATAAGTTTATTTACTTTATCTTTAATTTCAACTTGTTTGGCTTTTGCTTCCACTTCTTCTTGTTCATTATATAAAATGAATTTTGCATCTGGAAATTTACCTTCTTGATATTCAAGTTGAGAATTAGCAATAAATCTACTTGCTTTCATCATGTGATACTTAATCTCTTCAAGAGGATTTTCAAGATTGAATAAATTAGTTCTATTCTCTAATTTTACTCTTGATACTTGATTGCTCCAAAATGGATGAGGTTCAGTAGTACTAAATGAATCAGATAAATTATAACCTGTTGCTTTTTCAAGTCTAATTCTATCTGGATTTGGTACTACATTACCTTTTTCATCATAAGTATCATTTAATCCTGTTGCATACTTATGAGTTCTACTATCTAATAGTGCTTCAAGAACAAAAGGTCTTGCAAAATCCTTTTCAGGTGGTAAACCATGCCACTTGTCCCTTTGTATTGGTCTTACTTCAATTATTTTACTCATTGATTATTTTATTTGTTTTATTTAACTTGTTTTAGTTACGACACAATATGAGTTCACCGCAGCAAGTTGGGTCTTGTACATGTACACCTAACTCTTTGGAGTAAATTAATGTATATCCCTCTCTACCATCAGAGCCTAAAGTTCCTTTCATTGGTCCATAAGGAGATACGCCACCTGCTACATACCATGATTTAAAACCATCTTTCTTACTTACAATTCTAAAGTTAGGATTGCTATCTTTAACACTCCAATCCAAGAAAGTAATACGTTGTGATTCTAATGGATAACCTGTTACAGGGTCTATTTCTCTATTGATTTGTCTATCGTCATACAATGGATTATGGACAAGTTTAAATGTTCCACCCATTGGCATCTTCCATTCAGTAAACTTATATCCATAAGAATATGCGTTTTTATGATAAGGAGATGTAGCTTTTTGAGTTGGAGACCAATTACCATTAATTTGCATCCATCCTTCTTTAACTACATGTTGATTCATTAAATCATGGAATCTCATCATACCATAATATCCTGTGAAACCAACAATATCACTTAATTCTTCAAGTTTTACTCTACTATAGAATATATCCATAAAGTACTCTTGAATCAATTTAGTAGTAAGATTAGAGTGAATATGGTTATTACCACTTTCTTCTAACTTTTGTTGAATACCTGCAAAGTCAGCTACTTCTCTACCTGTACTACCTTTAATTCCTGTAGATTTACGATTGTAGAATAATGCTCTTTCAATTTCTCTTTGCCATTGTTTGTGGAAGATTACTTCTGCATATCTAATCCACTTGTTGTAAGTTTGACCACCTTGTCTATAAGCAATGGCTAATACTTCTTCTGCTGCAAAGTCAGTTACATCATACTCTTTTTTAATCTTACCAAGACTATCTTTCATAGCTATTTGGTCAGTAAATTGAGTTGAGCCTGCTTGAGTAGAACCTTCTTCAGCTGTACTAAATAGTTTAGCCCATGTTTGTCCAGGTGTAAAGAATCTAGCAGGTACACCTGCATAATTGTCTTTAGTCATCAAACGACATTTATACACCCATCCATTACCATGAGGCATTGGGTCTTCCATAATACGACACAAATATTTATGACCACTTGTACCAGGGTCAATAACATCAGTAGCCTTGTACCAATTCTCATCGAGTTTAATCCTAAACTCTACACCACCCACACCTCTTAATGTACCAGATTCCACATCCTCCAATACAATTAGAGGTCTTTCTTCTGCTCCATCCATCTTCCATTCCCAATTCATAGTATTAGTTTCTAAATCACTTCCTAGTGCCAAACATGACAATGGATTTATTCCACCTGCCAATGTTTGACTTGAAAAGATTTGTCTAATAGTACCTTCCAATAATTGTGGTCTGGAATGACCTGATGCAAGTAAGTGATTTAATTCGGTAAAATTAGCGTGCCATTTTTGACGCTGTGTTACCATACTGCTAATTAATTGCATACTTTTTTAATTTAATTAGGTTAATTGATTATTCATCGAAGAAAATGGGTTTTGACTACTATTATCATTTTCTAACGATTCTTTTTGTTGTTTAACTCTTGCTCTAAAAAGTTGAGTTTTCTCTGTAGTATAATTTTTAGCTATTTTATCTAACTTAAAATCATCTTTGATTAATTGAGCAATCAATATCCTTTTATCAATATCTTGCAATGCTTTATGCAATTCCCATTGAAAAGAGGTTGCTCTTGTTCCATCTTGCAACTGTATATTTTTATTAACTATAAAATTTTGTAACTCTGTTCTATCTTTTGGAGATAGTTTTAATCCAAGTACATTATCTTTCTTTAATGCAGTAGTAACATTATTAACATCATTTTCATAGGCTTGTTTTGCTTCTGCTGCTCTTTGTTGTTGCTCTTGCTGTAAAGCCTGTTCTTGTTGTTCATGTGCTTGTTTTAATAAACTTTGATACTTTGTTGCTCTAGCTAATTTCTTATCACCTGTTTGTAACAATGTGAGTAAGTCATTAATTTCATCATCTGTATTACCAAGAACTGTCTTTTCATAATATCTAATCAAATCAGTTTGATAGTTTTCATCTTTAATATCTCTATTAAAATCAAACTCACTTGCTGACACATTAAAATATTCATCAAGATTACCTCCATTTTGTACATAAGTAACAATAGGTTTTAATCTTGGGTCTAGTTCATTAAAGAAATTTTCCAACTGAAGTCTCATTTCTTCTTCTCTATCTGCTTGCATTAACTCTACTAATGATTCTTGTGTAATTGGAGTGTCCTCATTAAACTCCATATACTTAATCATCCCAAGATTTTTAAAATCTTCATATAAAGTTTGTGCATCTGAATCATTGGTTGAATCAACAACTTCTTCAGGTTTTTCTTCTTTTTTTGGTTCTACAGATTCTTCTATAGGTTTTTCTTCCTCTTTTATTACCTCTGGGGTAGGTTGAGGGTCTTGTGTTGGTATAGGTTCAACATCTTGTTCTACAGTCTGTTGCCCTAATTCTTGATTTAAAGAATCCCAACTAAAATCATTAATGTCTGGGTTTGGTGTCATACCTTTTAAATTTTTGGCAAAATTAATAAATTTATTGAATATTAAATTTCAATTTTAAGAAAATTCTTATAGCGTAAAATCAAAATCATTTTTTTGATTTACTTATTTTCTTTTGTTCTAACTCATTTTTCTTTTTATCTTGTTCCTTTTGATGTGAAAATTTCTCTCTATCCAACCTTTGTTTTTCCCATGCAAGTTTCAATTTCTCATTTGTTTCTTGAGCCTTTCTTGTATATTCAATATAGTCAGCAACTTGATTGTTATTTCTATCTTTCTCTACATCAAATCCTGCTGTATATACTGCTTGTCTTTCTAATTCCATCTGCTTAAGAACCATATCTATTTCTCCTTTTGCATTAATCTCTTCCATCTTAAACTGATGTTGTAATTGCATAATCTCTTTAGTATTTTCTTGGATGAGTTGTTGCATTTCTTGTTGTTGTTGAGATTGTGCTTGTTGTTGTTCATCTTCTCTTTTTTGTTTCTTTTCTCTAGCAACTCTTAATATCTCATCTGCTTCTTGAATAGATTTAGATTTATAAATTTGTACAACATCTTCTAATTCTAAAGTACCTGCTGCAATAGCCTCATGGGACATAGTTCTAATGTCTTGTAATTGTTGATAATCAAGATTAGAATCTTGTGCAAAGAATCCTAATGTAGATGTTTCAAGTAATTCTTCATCTAGTTCTAATACTGCTAATGACAAATCATCTAATACATATTGTAATGCTTGATTAGGATTCCTTAAATAAATATCTTGTGCAGTCTTAACAAGTGCTTCCATTACATCTCTCTTTACATTATCATGTGTAGTATAAAATGATTGTAATATAGTTGTACCTTGAGCAATAGATTGTTGTACATTAGATACTGCCTCTCTTTCTTGAATTTGCCCTTCCATTGATTTTGTTACACCTATGGATTCACCTGCCTTAATATCAGTATATTCAGCCATCTTTTGATATTTTTCAATATCAGATGTTAAAGACATATCAACTTGTTTTACAGCATTAGCCACATCAAATGGATATGCTTTTCCTCCTTCTTTTGTTGTAGAAAACATTCCAAAACCAGACTTTTCAAGATTTATAAACCATTCTGGTAAAGTAAGATTATCAGGAACAATATCTCCATTAAAAAATGTCATGTGTCCTTTATCTTTTGCAGTTTGTAATTCCATGCGATACATTAATATATCATACAAATATTGATAATTCTTTAATCTTTCTACCAATGAAATTCCTTTATTATATACTAACCCAACATAAGACAATTTACAATCATAAGGATTATTTATATCTCTATGTTGTCCTGGTACTTCTCTACATTTAACATATATATCATGTCCTATTTTTGTACCTTCATAAGTTGCTAAAATCCATTCCTCTTCAATATCAATATCACCAATCTCTGGGTCCATTTTATAATTACCATCTACAATTACTTGTTGTACTTGTTCATCTTCATCCATGTAAGTTAAAAACTGTATTCTTTTTAAAGATTTCCATTCACAATGTTGTACTCTAATACCATGAGTAGTATAAGTATATGCTAATGATGTTGTACTATCTAAATCATTAAATGTAGTATTCAAATCATCAGTCATTTTTTCTATTCTTTCTACTTCATCATCTGTTAAATCTTTACCATATTCATTCAATAATTCATTAGGTTTCATAAAATAGATATATGATACCCAATCAGCATCTTGTATTTTATCGGACCTTAAAGATTTATTAAAAGTTAATCCAAGTGGGTTAATTACTTCTAAAGCAGGTTTTTTATTTTTTTCATATATTCTATAACATTCTATTGCAGCTTGTGCAGCATACCCACAACCATCATTTAATTTTTGATTCAAATAACATCTCTTTGATTCATATTCAAGTAATTGATTAAACATAACTTCAGCAGGGTCTTGATGATGTCTTGCCATATATTTATGGATTTCTTCAGGAGTTTGCTGTATAATCTCTTCTTCTATCCTTTGTTCAAGTTCTTGAGCCATTTGTTCTATTTCACCTAATCCTTGTTCAGGTGCTTCTTGCTCAATAGGATTACCTTCTTCATCTACTTGAGGTTCTTGAGCTTCTTGTCCTTGTCCTTGCATTTCTTTCATTTGTTCAAGTTGTGCAAACTCTTCTTCATGTTCAGCATATATCCTTTCTTTTAATTCATTCATTATGCTTTGAACAACATAATCTTGGATTTTCTCAAATTTAGCTTTTTCTTTTCTTGTAGTTGCTTCTGGATTAACTGCTATTAATCTATAATTAAAAGGTCTTTGTAATTCAATACCTCTAATCGTTTCTATTTTTGAAAAAATAATATTTTTATTATTAAAATTAGCAGGTAGTTCACCCACATCTTCTCCAAATGGAGCAATGATATTAATGAAATCATTTTTATTTATAATCCCATTATATAAATCCATGTTTATTTTAATATTTTTAAATCTTTCATACCAAGCACCAGATATACCTACACTGACCCCATCAAATACTTCAAGATTATCAATACATTCCTTAAACCATTTTTTATCTTCTGCATATTTTTCAGCTTCAGATAATCTTTTACTGTTAATGTTCATTACTATTTCTTTTTATATAAATTTTTAAATTCCTCTGCTCTCTTATTCACCTGTTTTTCTTTACCAAATATTTGACCTTGACTTTCTTCAATTTGAAACATTACTTGCATTAATGCCATACATCTGTCATAATTGCCCTTCCTATTATACTTAATTAACTCTTGTAATAAAGCAGGACTAAATATACTTTGATATACATATATTGGTTCATCATTTTCATCATAGTTATTAACTTCTAATAACCAATCTCTAATATACTTTTCACCTGCATCTTTCATTTTCTCATTCATGTGGCAACCATACACTCTATTAACTTTAGAGTTCATTATATTCTTTGATATAACACTATCTGGTTGTGCAGCAAGTCTATCTAATGCTTTTTTATTTTGGAAATAAGTCTTGACATGAGTTACTTCATTTTCATACATAACTTCTGTATTATATAATATGGCAAGTTTAAGTGCTATGGCACTAACTACATCTGCACTATAAGGTCTTCCTACATATTCTGCTACAATTATATTCTTTGTATGTTCTCCTGCACAAACACCTTTATATACATAAATAGCACCTAATGATACTCCACTACTTTTATCTTGTCTATATGGGTCATAACCAACCTTATACAAACCTCTTGGAGGACTATCTATTGGTGCTTCATATATAACAACACAACTATCTAAATTAGTCTCATCTTTTAATGGAAAATCATGTATGGGTTTTGCACCTACCATGATAGGTTCTATTTTTACATTACTACCTTCCATAATCAAATTACAAGGGATGCCTATTTTATTATGTAAATTATTAGATATTACTCTATTGAATTGATTAGTTAATTCTGCTGTTGGAAAATAACCACTGTCTGCATTACCAAATGATTCGCTAGGACTTATTGGGAACTCTGTTACATGTCTATGATAACCATCTGCACTTGTAGTTCTACTCAATAATCTTTGTCTTCTTTCTTTTTCAAATATCCATGCTGTCTCATAATCAGTATTACCTTCTTTGTCATAAAAACCTACAAGGTTGTATAAAGCACTAAAAAAGAATCCACAGTATGAATCTTCCACACCATCATCCCAAATATTTTTAAATGCCATCATTTCATAAGCAAATGGGTTATAAAACATTTCAGAGAATTGACCATTATCTTCTGCAACTTTACCACCTGTACCAAATACAATGTGCATACCTGTTACATATTTACCATCTGTTGTACCAGGTTGAGATGCTTTGAATGAATTAATCAAATTAACCCAAGTACCTGCTTCTTCATAATATTGTTCTTTAGGTGATTTACCTCTGGCTCTATCCACTTTATCCTTAAAAGAAGATACATATAACTCTGACATATACCCTTTTTCAAGTTTCTTACCATTGATAGTCTCTTGAAATGATGCTCTTTTGTGGTCTGCTTTATCCTTATAATCTCTTGTTTTAGCAAATGCACAATTCTCATCCACAAAAGATAAATAATTTGTTATAAACAATTGAGGTTCTTTACCATATTCAGAATCTGATACTGATATAATTGATTGACTTCTTACATAAAAGGAATAATTATTTAAACAATCTGCAACCATTTTATATGAAAATCCCTTACGTCTTGCTTTAGCAACAATCATGTTCTTACCACCATCAAGACAATCTTCATGTGCAGTTAATTTTAATTTTAATCTTTTATATAATATAGTCTTTTTAAGTTCGAGTTTCTCTGCTTGTGAATATCCTTTATCTTCTACTCTAAATAATTTATTCTTTTCATTAGTAGTTAATAAACTATAACATTGACTATTCTTATTAAGTACACCATTTCTTGCAATTTCTTTCCACCAATAATATTCATAATCCCAATCCCAAAAATCTGGAAAACCAGGTTCTTTTACAGTAGATGTTATTTTATCATTTTCATCTACATTAATACGGTTAATATTACAAAAATTTAAGTAGAAATAATGATAACCTGTTATCTTTTCTCCATCTACAGTATAACCATGAATACATCTTTTAATCTGTTTATCCCAATATTTCTTCCACTCTATAGTACCAACAGGAGCAGAACAATAATACCCATTTCTTTTAAATCCTAATGCTTCTTCACTAAATACTTTAGAATTTAACCATTTACCTGTATAATGTCTTACTTTACCCATTGTTTCTATTTTTACAAATTAATATTATTATAATTATAACAATAATTATTACCAATAACCATAAAATGCAGTTATTATTGCTTTGCATATTTAAACCCTTTCATAATCAGATATTACTTTATTACCTTTAGTTCTAGTTGATTCTAATTGTTCTTGTTCAATTTTCTTTTTGAGTGCATCTAATGATATTACTGCATCATTTGCTTTAGCAACAGCATTAAGAATATCTACAGGTTTTATTACATAAGCACCTGTATTAGTTCTTGCATCTGGGTCTAATTCATTCAAATGTTCTATAAGTCTATCAACAGATGCTAACAAACCTCTATATAATCTCATACTTGCACTACCATTATTTTGAAATTCCTGTATAACCTGTACTCCTTTTAATAACTCTTCATCTAACATTATATAATTAGATTGTTTTTGTCCAAGATACAATTCAGATAATTCTTCTAATCTTCTTTTATCATCATATTCAGCATAAGGGTTACTAACTGATTTACTTGCATAGAGTTCCATAAAAGTAAATTTTTTTATAGCAATTTCTTTATATGGTGTATTATCATTTTCCCATATACTTTTAAATGGTTCTATCAATAGAACTTCTTCTTGTGGTTTACAAATCTGATTTTCTATTACAAATAATTTACTCATGTTCCAATTATTTTCCAATTCATTATATAACTCTCTTTATCCCCATTCGTATAATTAAAACTAATTACTTTAGTATTTTCAGTTAAACTATTTAGTTTATATTTTACAAGAATAGATTTGTCATGTTGTCTCAACATCTCTACAAGAGGTTTGCCTGTACATACACACCCACCTCCATTAAATTTTTCTACACTTAGTTTTTTATCTAGATATTCACTATTTGGAGATAACAATCTTTCTATAGTTTGACCTGCATTAACTTCCCCAAAATCTATTATCTTTGCTCCAAAATATTGTTCTGTCATACCTTCTTTTCATAATCAGGTAATCTTGAATATGTATCTTCTAACAAAGGTAATTGTTCTCTTGAGATTTTCTGTGATTCAGGATTCCCATTTGGGTTACTAATATTCTTTTTATGTATTCCTATTAAATGACCAACTCTTCTTTTACTTCTTCTAAAAGTACCTAAATTCATAATTCTAACAGGAATATCGTTATTCAAATCTTCAATCACCATATTAAGTAATTTAAAAGGTGTTCTCACAATATCATGTATTTGAGACTTTGTAAGATTGTATTTATCTTTATTCTTATTGTAAAATTCATCAATTAAGATGTGTGATTCATTATACATTTTTCCATTATTTATTCAGATTGTTTTTCTAATACAAATATGTATTCAATCCTACCATTTTCTACTTTAACTATATCATGTACTTCATAAGAATCATCTATTCCTCTTTTAATATAACCTTTGCGTAATAAATTCTTAATGTATATAGACAGAGATGCTGAAGATAATGCTAATGTATCTTTT